AATAATCAATTATTAATATCGAAATATATCATATAGATATTACCGCCATTAATATAATTATCTATAATATACTTATCAATATAATAATTATTATCATAACCAGTACCATCTTTATAAATAAATGTTATCCTTCCTTCATCCCAAGCTTTAAACACTTCTTGAAATGGCGAATAGGCTATGTTAGCTATTTCTTGGAATAATTTTGGGATGGCATCTTCTAAAGAATTATCGTATAGATTTCGATTAAAACGAAGTTTGCGGCACATATATATTAAATTATTAATATATCTAATATTATTACTATTACGAAGTTCTTCATAATAATGTCTAATTTCTGAGTATGATGAGTCTGATGATCCGCTTATAATATCATAAGCATTATTTGAAGCATATTGATTAGTCATTTTCTTTCTCCTTTAGTTTTTATCGACTTCGTTGTTCTTCTGATATACGCGGTATGAATATCAAAATCACCCCAGGTTATTCGGCTACCAGAGTTAGGTGTTACATTTGGTCTCTTGAATCTAGATACAAATAGCTGTTTAGTTTTCCGATGAGTATACACCATATATATAGGGCAATAATCTAGATAGTTAAGAAATATTTCATTATCGAATGTGGTATCACGACTTGTATTATGCTCATATACAATATATAACCTATTGGTATTCCATAAAACAAATAAATCTGCATAATCTAATTCTTTAACGATATCACAAATCTCTTTAAATAAAGCACATACACTATAATCATCGGTATCATCTTCAAAACCACTAAGAAGTCGAATCTTCTTTGCGACACGCTTTAAAGTCTCTAGGTTGGATATTAGCCCTTTATTATATAGCATATTAAAATATTCCATAATATTATCAATGCTGTTAATGTCATTGTTTATCATTATTTCCTCCTTTCAAAAAAAAGAAAAAGCCGAGTAATTTTACTCAGCCTTATCTTTGGATCGGTTACCCTTTCTAATCTTTGATTTAATCCAATTACCAGCTTTACGAAAAGCTCCAGATTCAAATCCCATATATAATCCTCCTCCCATAAGAGCTGCTAACAATACTAACTTACCATTACCGTTAGATACTGATGCTGTTTCATCATCATGGCTAGCTTCCATAAAATTAGTATTATGGAGACTATCGTATAATGATTTCGCCTCATCAATTTCCATTGGTTGGATATATGTATGATAGCTATTCTCTTTATCGAATAACAGGGCATATGCGGTATCATCACCTGGTACACCTTCGTACCAACCTTCATATTCATATTTGTTCAAATCAATAGTCATTTTGATTTACCTCTCTTTCTATAATGAGAGTTGTAAATATTAGAAAAGATATGAAGCTGGCATCTCTAAATACCAACCTTTATTTTTATCCTTTTTAATGTTGGGTTTCTTAGGTAGATCTCTGTATTCAACACACCATCCTACTGAACCCTGTATATTATCGTCTTTACCCCATAAATCAATAAAGTCTTTAATATTAATCCATCCATATTTCTTAGCAAGGGCGTATACCTTATCTGCAAATTCTACGATGTCTTTCTTATTGGTTGAATAGAAAATAGGAAAATCTTCAGTAATCATATCACCACTCCTTAAATTCATTAATATAATAGTCTGCTCCATGAGGTGCTCCTAATCCAGTATATCTAAAGAACCCAGAACCTCGATTCTCTATCATAATAGGATTTAAATCATTATCTTCAAACGGCCGATCAGAAATATACCAATGTACGCCGTTTCTTTCTTTATATACCTGCATAACTGCTTGGTTGATTTTTACACATTTTCCGTATAAGTCAGAACCTTTATGTTCTCTTAAAATAAGCGATTCGATGTCTAAATAGGCGCAGAAAAGAAAAATGTTAGGATTATTAAAAATTTTTCGTATATTAAGATGTGTATATTCTACAGCAAGGCCTGCTTTTTCTTGGCTTTTAGTACTTGGGTATAGACCCAACATAGCAGATGTTGCTTTTAGTATCCCATATAATATGTCTGACTTATCTTTTATTAGATTAAATAATGAATAATACCCATCAAGTTTTATACCGGTTTCTTCACGATTCATCATCTCATCACTCACAAATAACTCCATTATATACCTCCTATAATATTAAAGTTAAAAAAAAAAGAGGAGGAATGTATCCTCACTCATCTATCTAGTAACTGCGGTATATAAGAAATTAAGTTTATCACGTTGCTCTTCTCTGAGCTCAGTGAATGATTTAATTCCTAAATACTCAATCGCTTTCTGATCAAGTTCAGTCCATTCAACCTCTTCTTTTAATTTAACCATCATGCCTTCAGACATATCTAAAAGACTTTGACGTTCTTCATCGCAGAAATCATGTAAGCAATTGTTAACAGAACGCCATAATGAATCTGCATTAGATGTCCATCTTTTACCAAAATATTCTGGTAAAATACGATTCATATAATACATATTTACAGCCTCTGTATAACGGATTTCTTTAATAATTTCCGTAACTTCAGTCTTAGTTCCTTTAAACATAAATGTTTTCATAATGTTTACCTCTCTTTCTACTTAGAGGCTTGTAAATATTAGACACCAGGTCCATGCCACATTTCCCAACGCTCTTTATTTTTACGTCGAGGCTGTTCCGCAGCAGATGGGTTGCTGAAATTATAATCATATGAGTTAGGATCTATCCGACCTTTTTCGATTAACTCTCGAACTCTTCGGTTTATAGTCTCTCTAGACACATTCATGGATACGGCTATAGTTCGATTGGACCATCCTGCTTCTTTATAGGCTATGATATCCACATCATTCACAAACTTACGAGGCCTGCCTGTACGTTTTGGCTCATGTATGGCTCGTATGATATCTAGACCATTATCGAAGTTAAACATTACTTTCATCCTTTTTAAGGGATATCAATATTCGACCTGTTCCTTGAATCTCTAGGTCATAATGGCGTCTTAAAGAATATGATTCACGGTTAATGTAATTATTAAACCAATTAACGGCCTTATTAACATTTGTAACATCGATCATAATATATTTTGGTTCTAACTTATTATCAAAAGTAATAGACTTAGTTACAATCAGATCAGGATCAAATTGAATAATATCCTGAACGATATTCTTAAATTTTGAACCATAACCATCAAAATAAGACATATCGAAGTCTTCGTTATCTTTAACAAACGGTACTTCTTTATATGATGCTATCTTATCATCAACTTCTTTAAACAGTTGAGTTTGTTCTAACCATACTGCAGTCATAAGCGCATAGTTTGATAAATCCTTAAGTGTGTCAATAAGTGATTCGTCAGATACTAATTGTTCTGATTCGTTTTTTGATAGGTTTGTAAGACGCAGCATCTTATCTTCCATACGTACAACCGCAGCGATAAGACCATGTTTTTCTAAAGATTCTTCGAAAGAATTACCATAGTCTTTATTCTTCCTTTCAAAGATATCTGTAAGTTCAGCATGCGCGTTTTTAATAGCTTCAAGTGATAGTTTTTGTGGTTTCATTATTTGTCTCCTATAAGTGATTTAATAAATCCGTAGTCTGGTGCCAATATACCATTTAATATTGTACAGATAATTATAATTAATAAAAGTATAATTGGTATTATAATATTTAGATAAACCAATATACGTGCGGTTTTATAATCATTATATGCATACCATTCTTTATCAAAATAGTTTTTATTAAAGTTATCGTTATCTACATTAATAAAAGTTAATAAAAATGTACTTGCAAGAAACACTGCTATTGAAATAATACTAAAAGTTAAAAGTATATTATAAACAATATACTGATCAAGAAGTGCTTGGTATCCTACTTGTATTTTATCACCATACTTCTGAATAATCATTTCAATTTTATCCATTTAGTTTCTCCTTATGTTCTTCAGGAATAAGTGCGTTATCAAGTGAAGGTTCTTCATGATATACATTTTGTCCGTATGAATATCCGCTCATAATAAGTTTGATAATATTAGAGTAACCTAAGATAATTTCTGGATTCAAATTCTTAACTTTAGTTTTCAGAACATAGACCCTCATATTATTTAATGAAATTAGCATAGCAGCAATTCGTACAGTTTTACCTGAGCCTCTTACTGGTTTAGGAGTATTAGCTAAAATAACCGCCTCCGCATTTCTAACCTTATGAAGTAACTCCGCTCCAAGTTTTGCTTTATTATGCTTTCCACGTTTCATACTATAGATTCTCCTTATCTAATATAAAATCTTTGAACATTTCAGGATAGTTTGGTGTATAGTCTTCTATAATAAGCATATAACTAGTAGTTGCTGCGTTCGTAAAAAGGTCAAATGCCTGGTAGTCTACTATAATAATATCATCTGGATTTTTAACAAAATTATTTAGATGATCTTTTATATCCTTATATAAATAATCAGCTACAAGTATTTTCATTCTATTTATCCTTTCGATTTGTCCACATTTCAAAAATAGCAATAACTGCCATAATACATAATACAGTTATGATAAATTTATCGTTTCCCATTTTACTCTCCTTTTTATGCTTCAACTACTGGGAAATATACGTCTCCAATTACAAGAGAACAGACGCTAAAATAATATCCACCATTGCCCGCATTGGCATAACAATCAGCTTGGGCAACAGGGTTCTGATTACTATAAATGGTTACGGTGTTATGGTTTTCGTATTCGTCATCGAATTCTGCATCAATATCAAACCTATGATCCTCATAATCACCAATTTTAACATCAGTAATAAGGGCTTCGAGTTTGACCTTATCAAAAGATCCCCATGCATATGCACAGCAATCGTTATCGGTCATCTCTATAGAAACAATTGTTCCATCATCAAGATATAATTTATTGTCTTCAAATTTGACAATTGTTTTATAAAGTAGATGTTCCTTTAATTCTTTCTCATCAATACAACGCATTTCCATTTTATTTTACCTCCATGTTCACCTCATTTATATAGGGTATTTTACTTCTATATAAATCAAATAAAAAAAAAAGAAAAAGCCGAGTAATTTTACTCAGCTCTTCTTGATTTTAGATATAAAGTTTTTAACTTTCATCTGGAGTCTAGAATCGTTATAGGCTTCTGTCGCTGCTACTAAACCTGTTAGTGCATACGAACCAAGCAATACAACAATAAATCCATTTTTAAGTTTATTCATAATATATACCTCGCTTTCTATAATGAGATATGTAATTTTTTTAATCTTCCTCAGTGTTTTCATTTGCGATGTGTTCGAAAGCTTTTGGTCTATATGCTTCGCGAACGACTACCTTCTTATCCCTAGGTATTAGCGCACGAAGACCTCCTTCTTTTATAGAATCCGCAACTATACCGTTCTTATCATTATAAACAATAGTTGTCTTTAAGAAATAAGGATCCTCAATTAAAAAATTCGTAAGTTCGGATAACTTCATATCATACATACGAGATGAAGAAAAGATTCTATATGCTTTAGGATGTAGTTTGCGAAGATGTATAGTGGTACTACTAGTTGATGAACGACAGATTTTACTAATATCATAATCATAGAACTTGATAATACCTTTTATAATTTCAGGATCAATATTTCTAGTATTATATTGCGACCATTCTCCAGTAGCTTTTGTTGTTATATATAACTTAAAAGGAATGTCATGTTTTTTTAAAAAGTCAACTGTTTTATACATAACCTTCCTATTTTGTCCAATTGTTGAGTCTATTACATGTATCATGGCAGCTCCTAATCAATAGGCATATCCCAGCCAAGTACATGCTTAACCCCCTGTGCTTTCATCACCTTAAGCGTACCATCAAGATATTCAATAGACTTAAAAGGGCTTAGCATAATATTGGATTTTACTCCGGCAGTATACATAAGAATGTTCCCATCAAATAAAGACACCTTATGAATTTCTTCAGAACCTGCCATACTACAAACATTAGATTCTTCATCTTTACCTACAATAAGAATATCAGTTCGATTAGCGCCTAAATCTTCATCAAATTTACTAATGGTGACAATGAAGCCAGATTTACTAGCTTCGTCATCACCTGAGTCTTTTGAAAACCAATTCAAAATTCTTTTAAACATTTCTAATTCCTTTCGTATTTAGTACCCTTGAATATGATATTACCGTCACCAACAGAGTATACATCTTCAACGGCCTCTTTTACAAGTTGGTGATAATATGTCATATCAATATCATCAAACCCTTTATAATTACTTGCTAATTCCCATTTGAATCCGGATGTACCTGTTACGGATACATGTTTATCAGTCATTGTATCTGGGAAACCTTCCGTAATGATACGTTTAACTTCATACACATCAAGCCCTAGTTCATCGGCAATCTTCTGCTTCTTAGCTTCTTCAATCTCGTAGTCGTTAAGCCCAGCAATCTCACGTTGTAACATATATTTCGGTTTGATCCATCGCGATTGAATCATTTGAGCAACATTACTTGGTTGAGTTCTTGATATTTCTCGACCTGTGACAGAAGCATAAATTTGAGCATTCTTACCGATGTATTGATCATCAAGATAAATAGCTGTCTTAACTTCCTTAGTAACAAAGAAGTCTTTTTCTTCAACATCTTCTTGACTTAGGAGGGTCTTATACACAAACGGGTTCGTCTTCTTACCGAATTGGGCTCCGATAGCTTCCCATTTACCCTTCTCGTCTTCTGGCCAACCGATTTCCGCAATAACTGTAGCTCGGTTAAGTAAGGCCATACGAGAATATGTGTGTTCGTGTTCGAAGGTGTAGCCGTATTGGTTCGCAAGGTTCATTAGATAATCAATAATCTTTTTGTCACCTTTAGGTACCTTAATGGAGTCAGTCTTTATATGAGCAGCTTGGTATCCCATCTTCTCAACATCTTTCTGAGCAGTAATCATAAATAAAGCACCACGTTTCGCAATACAGTTATCGACGTTACGAGGGTCTTTGAATTTGTTAGGCCAAGGTGCGGATGTCATACCATATACAATATTGATAATAATCTTTAATGCATGTGCAAGACCTTTAACAGAGCCACCTTCCAAATATGGACGAAGTTTATCTGCCAATTCAGGGTCAACATCATCAAATGCATGGGATGCCTCTTCGATATTGCCATGTTTGATACCCATACGACATTTAACAAAGGCGGCAAATTTTGGTGTATATGGGCCAAAGTAGTTCATAGCGATTAGGCTATGAGGGTGCATAGAAGCAATATCCAAGACAATAACATCTTCGTAAATACCTGGTTCAGCATGAACATATCCACCTTCTGATGGGTCTTCTCCCATGTATTCCGATTTCTTCTTGAATTTATCGAAGGTATACCCTGGGAACTCTTCAGCTAGGCCATACCAGTTAAATTTATCTTGTGGATTTGGGTCGTCACCAAATAAGAATTTCTCAGCTTGAGTTTGTGTCTTGACATTAGGAGATAGACCATTAATCTCCGCCAAGATTTTACGAGCGTTCCATGCATCTTGACCGTCTTTAGATTTGAATAATTCTTCCTCTGAGGTTACGTCATTAAGCATATATGCCGCACAACGACCCCATGCATGCTCAGGAAGAGGCTTAGTCCAATCATACTCAAACTCGTCATGACGTAGACCTAGTTTAATTTGCCATTTCTTCAATGACATCTTAGTATCTAGGAACTCGTAAATATCGCCATAAGAGATATCGTTAGCAGCCCAGATTTTAGCCCGCTTATCTCTCTTTTCGATGATGCCTTGAGAACGCTTATAACATTCCATTTCATCATCACCTTGCATACGGCCATAGGCAATATGGTTATCATACCCTAAGTTATTAAACCCCATCATAGGATATGTATCAAATAAATGACGTACGCGTTGCGGTGTAGGATTGATTTCGATACCAATCTCTTTCTCGTGTTCCTTCCACCACTCATTAACTAAGATAGACTCAATTTCAGACAGACTAGTACAGTCTTCTAATCCTCGGTAAACTGCCTCTGGTACTTCTAGGCCGTATTTCTTCCAACCTAACATATATAGGTTAGAGAACACTTCCGAGTCAAAGAATACAATCTCTTCATCTGGTAAAATAAGACTATCAGAATATGATTCGTTTTCATCTTCTGGAACTCTAAAGAAATGCATCTCAGATACCATCTTCAAACATTGTGGGGCTTGGTTGGTAGAACTAAGTGCAAATCGTAGTACTTCTTGTTGCTTATGTCGCAAGTCATAAATAACACCAGCTTCATACGCGTCATCTAGAACTTTAGCGATAAATGAAATCTCAGGAGCCGTCGCCCCATGATGCTCTTTACGAATACAAGCGTCAATAAAGTCAAGAAGTTTTTTCTCTGTCCACATAATATGCTCGACATCTTTATACATTGTCTTCTTATCCTCCTTTATTGGTAGACCACTTGAAATATGAGCAATAGGTAAGTCATTAGCAGAAATAAGCTTTCTACGTAATGAAGAGCCACCTTTAAATACTTTAATTTCAATGTCTTCTGATATACGGTTATTTAATTTAGTAGCGTCGCCATCATACCAATAATGTAGATGAACGCCACCACCAGACTTAGATACTTCCGTATATGTTGGAGGATATTGTGATGCTAATTCAAGATTCTTGGCAAGGTCTTTCTCGCCGTTATCGTTCTTAGCATCAAAGTCAATAATAATATGGTCAGTCGGAACACGGACAAAGTGTAATTTAGTCGGGTCAATCTCCTTAAGAGTGGTTGTAACATCATCCCATTTCTTAAGAGGATTACCGTCTTTATTTGTATATTGTGCAGGCCAATCCCTTCCTTCCAAGTCGAAACGAGATGTCTGTCGTCCAACCGTCAAGTCAATTTTAGGTTTATCAGATACCTTCTGTTTCTTCTTAGTTTCAGGGAAAGCCTCTTCGTATTTGAAACCACGATACCAATTGCGTTTACGATTACCCTCTTCATCTTTCGTATCTTTGGTATATGACTCAAAGAAACGTTGTAGACCAAGGCGTAATCTATTTTTATACCCGTTGGTCTCCCATCCCCTTTCTTCAAGCATACCTTTATATAAAAGCTCCACTTCAGATAAGGTTGGGTTATTCTGCATCATCAATACATTCTCACGTACGAACTCAAATATGGAGTCACCGTATTCAAGCATCTCGATATCTACATCGTTAGCGTAATAGAATGCGCCTAGACGAGAAAATGTATCAATGGCTTTCTGTGCAATTCCAGCAAGCTCATACTTAATACCATTCATTAACTCCTTATATCTAGGCCCTGCAATTAGATGCCCTGTTGGAACAGCCTTAAGGAGACGACGAACGATACCGGATTCTGAGTCACGGAATTGTGCGCGTTGGTTTGATGCAGTAATAATAAGACCTTTAAATGTTACAGGATATGGTCTTTGGTATAGTTTACGGACAAATACTTCTTCATGAGATGTTACTTTAAGTAATGGCGTATCGTTCTTAATCCTACTCAAGTCAGTATCCGAGTCAATTAACAAAGGTAATTCTTGTAATGTACCTGTCGCATACTCAGACCCACTAGTAAGTTGTTTTAAGTCTATACCACCGATATACTGACCGAGCAGCATCTCAATAATTCTAATAATAGTACCTTTACCGGTTCCTGCTGGTCCGTATAGAAATAGAAATTTATCGATATTAATAATTTCACCTGTAAATAAGGCACCTAAACACCATAAGATTTTATCCAATTGGTCAGGGGCGTATAATACAGATGTCATTTCATCAAAGGCAGGTGTTGGTTGTGGCGTTGGTGTATATGGTAACTGGAATGTTGAATAGTCTTCACGTTTTACTTGATAATTATCAAATAAAATTTTAGAGTTAAATACTTGTAAAGACTCTGGTGCATCTTCGCAATACTTAACAAAGTTTCGCATAAGACCCGACCCTGCGTTCTGCATAAACTTAAGAGAAATGCGGTCATAACCTTTTGCTTTTAACTCAGTATATTTCTTACGAATTTCATGGTCTACAGCACGAACAACATCGTTCTTTTCCATAGACCATTTTTCACCATCCCACATTGCATAAAAAGCACCGCCTTTTACCACAATATCCTGTACGTCACCGCCTTGGTTATCTAGATAAGTAAAGTCAGCAGAAACGACGGCATCGGCTTTCCGATTAGGACCAGTCAATTCCTCAACTGTAATATTGAAGAAATCTGGTTTTCTATCCGTCATATAAATCGCTCCTTTAATATCCTATCCAAACAACTTTGCTCATATCAATATATTTCTCATTACAAGAGTTTCCAAATGGGCCAGCGTGTTCATATCCTTTATCGTATTTAATCACAAAAACCTCATTGTTAAAGAACGCTTCTTTAAATGACTTATATTGTGATTGTAAGATATCTTCAAGGAATACTTGTTCGCCGTTAAAGGAATATTTAACTTGAATATATCCTTCTTTAGCCATTATTCGTCCTCTTCATCATCTCCATACTGTTCCCGCCAGGCTTCTTCAAAGTCAATAGCTCGACCTAGAAACTCGTTGTATTCGTTATACAGACGTACGTCAAATCCAGTGTCTGTATCAGCAACAACCTCTACAACACGACCAAACATACCAAGTTTTTTCATGCTGCTATTCGGAATAACTTGTACGTTACGGTGTTGTAGTACCTTAGAGATAATAAGAAGTTTCTGTTCGATATTCTCAGCATTTAGGATACCAGATTCATACAACATATACGCAATCATAGGAAGGCGTTCACCAGCTTCAGTATCTTCTACGAAATGACATGCATATTCAAATAGCAGCTCACCAAATGTTACAGGGAATTGCGATGAAGCATAATATGTATCAGTTCCGAAGAAATCTTCACGACGTTCGTATACTTCTTCCCAAGTATTATTATCAAATTGGTTATATGGTTGTACAATACGAGTATCGTTAACTTCTAGTAATTCTGAGAATGTGTCAATAATAGCCTCGATATTAGGTCGAGATAAGAGAAGACCCATGTTATAGCGTTCCGAAACATATTGAGCAGATTTAGCGTCATCATATAGTTCGCTAATCATAACCGCCTTATATTGGTTCCATGCTTCTACACTATTTGGGTCAGTATCATGGCGCATACTTTGGCCCTCATTTCCTTTTAAGTCTTTTGCTGATTCAACTACGAAATACGGGATATCTTCATCACCGGTATTGAAGTATTCGTTTTCTTGCCAAACATTGTGATGTTCAACTTCTTCATTAGCGGTTTGCTCTGAACCTTGATGGAAATCATCATCTTCACTTGGAGCAGATTCGATATCCGCAACTTCAGGTCGGTCAAAGATTGAACGAGTTTGGCGACGGCGCATTTCTTCAAGTTCTGCGTTCTCGATTTGTTCACCGTTTTCATCAGGTGTACCGAATACTAGTTGGTCGATATGGTCTTCTGCCAAAGCCAACTGGTCGTCACGTAGTTGAATAGTAGCTTTTAATTCTTCTTTCTCTTTTTCGAAAGATTCTTTTTCTAATTCAGCAGCTTCTTGAATATCTTTAAGTTGTTGTTTCATCTCTTTAATAAAACGATAAGCAAAATATCCAAGTCCTGCTAGACCGGCCGTAATAAGTCCGGCTTTAACAAGAGTTTCTTTATTCATAGAGTCACCTTTTACCTAAAATAATATTAATACATTTCTGAATATTGTCGAGGTCATTGTTTGTAACTGGGATAGAAAAACAATCGCCTGTATAATCTATAATTTCTATAGAAAGTAAATCATTGTCAGAAATGATATTCATTTCAGAGTTAGTTTCCGTTTTTAGTTTAAATATAAATTCCATCGTATACCTCCTGAGAATATAGTGGAAGACCGGGAATCTCGAAGTTGTCCGGCCTGGTCCTTTACTCTCTATATTCTAAATAAGATTATCCCTCTTCAACAGCAGGTACAACTACGACAGGTTCGTTATATAGTTTATCCCATGTTTCTTTAACTGCGGATGCGATATCTTCAGACGATAAGTCTTTAGTTACTTTTGGCGTATAATGCGATTGCGCATGATATGATTCATCATCAAAAGTTACCCAACGAGTTTCCATATGTTCAGGTAGCAACATATTAAGAGCATTTGACGTAATGCGTTCAACATCAACCTCAGCCTTTTCAAGGCGTTCTTTCAAAAGTTTTTCAAGTTTTTCTTTTTGGTCGATAACCGCATTATATGTTTCAATTAACTTATCTGCTTCTTTTTTGGTAGTTCTATGACCGGATTTGAAACCATAAGAGTATCCGCCAATTGCAGCAACACATAGAAGGCCCACACCAATATAAAAAGACTTCTTAACTTTTCGTTTAGAAATCTTAACTGGTTCTTGTACTTCTTCAACTAAGATAAGGTTTTCGTCATCCAGAAGTTCAGTTTGCGTTTGCTTAGGTTCTTCCTCAGCGTAGACGCCTTCTTTATTCTTATAATCTTTATAGTTCTTGTATAATGCGTATCCGATATAAGCAAGATTAAGAGCGCCGAATAATCCGACGCCAGTTGCCACTAAGTCACGTTTTTCCATTTTTGTTTCTCCTTTTTAGATAAAGTAATCTGCAATATCACTACCAAAGTCAACGCTAGATGTAATATCGCGAACAGGTTCGAATTCAATAACTGGTACAGGATATGGATAACCGTTTTCATCTTTAACCATCACAATATGTGTATCAAGAGCGAAGTAGTCATGGTCTGTCCAACCTAGCTCAGAACCAGCACGACGTTGTGGTTTCTCCAATGGGATTTTAAGTACATCATATACTGATGTAAGAGTTAAGAACCCTTGACGTTTAAGTTTTTGTTGTAAAGCATTTTCCATAGATGCAATAAACATTTCATTATAGTTTAAATCGTCCTTGAAGAACTCAGTAGATTTATTGAAATATGTATACTCCATCCATTGCACATCACTAGGATTTACAACAGTAACAGTCTTAGGTTTCTTTTTACCTTCTTCTTCTGGGCCTGCCAATACCTCTTCACGTTCACCAATAAATTGCGCGTTAGGGTCATCCGGATATTGCTCACGGATTTGTTTACGTAGACGATGGTTCGCTTGTGTAGCTGATGCCAGTGCAGAAGCCAACAATGCGTTACGTCCTGTAAGAACGTGATATGAACGAAGGATAGCGGTTGTAGATAAGGCTGCTGTAGTGATAGCTGGAGCAAGCGCTTTACCAACTCGCAGTACAGTTTCTCCTACTGGCACTGGCATATCATTCTCACGCAGATATTCAACATCTTCTACAATTGTGTTAATCTTATCCTTGGCACGATATGCAAGCGCTGCAGTAACACCAAAACCAATAAGACCCGTAACCATCATAATAAGAGGTTCTTTTTTCTTATAATTGAATGCTGCTACACCGACGTTTTCTTTAAATGTTTCTAAATTCCACTTCATTTTCTATATACTCCTTTTATCCACAAATCTTATGAAATAACCAACTGATTAACGCAATTACGACAATCACAAAGAAAAATTTAAATACAATAAAGGCGATTACTCCAAATATTAGGATTAGTAAGCAACCTATTAAAGTAAGTAAAAACGATAACATTATTTATCCCCCGTTTGTTTGTTTACGTTTTCTAATGCGTTATCAAGCATCTTCTTGCCGTTCTCGAGCATGAATGGTACTACACCGAAAGCGATAATTTTGATTGTATTAAGCATAAATTTCTTGTTGTTCATTTTAGTTTCTCCTTTTTATATAAATTAAATAACTTCAACTGGTGGTAATGCGATAATATATTTACCACGAATTGGCATAATACGGACCGTGTTTAAGTTTCTCCAGCCATATGCGTTGTCTGTATAGTTTGTGCTAGGTTGACCAGCATAATCATAATAATCAGCAAGACGGGCGTATCCAAAGTTTAGAATATCCTGACGTAGGCTATCTAATACAATTTGTGCATCCTCATGACTGAACAAATAAATATCCTTAATTCGGTCAGGTTGGTTTAGCCCACGAGTTTCTCTTACATCATTATTATGGTAAGAACTTGAGTAGTTTGTATATGTGTTAGTTCGTCCACTTACGCCACTACTCCGATAAGGATTATTCCAACCTGGGCTATTATATCGTCCACGGTCTTCACCATATGCCGCCATATTAACGCCTGTAGTAATAGAGTTAACCACAGTATCCTTAATTGCAGGTGCGATAACCTCTTTACCAAGATATGTAACAATGGCTTTTACGCCATTTGGCCCAAGAAGACCTCGTACAAGCCTTGTCATAAGACCGGGTTTAATCTCCTCAGTTGACGAGGATTTAACAACCGCCTTTTTAGGTCGGCGTTCTACCTCTTCAACAACATCTTGCTTGTCAGCAGTATCTTTAGATACTTTTGCAACATTCTTAGCTTGGATTGCGTTGTAATCCGTTTCCGTCATATTGTTCTCCTTTTCAAAAAAAAATCGAAAGTGGTAATTCCTGTTTCCTGCCGGAATCAAACCGACGCCTCGATATTACTCGTGTGCTCTCATCGTACACCAAGTACTCCAGGATACCCTTTCTATATAGATGATGGTAAAAATTTTAAAGTTGATGACCAGTTAATGTAACACAAAGCATCCCTTCTTCACGATCAGATGGCGTGGTTAATTGCTCCTCAACTTTAAACGGCATAGCTTCAATAGATGCTATATCATGTGTTGAGCCTAATGCGAGTAATAAGTCAGTTGAACGCATATCGTCAATCGGATCAATTCTTACAATAACATCTACCCTTTCAGAGTCCTTATGTGGTAGACGTTCGAGTTCATACATATATTTATCTAAATACGTTTTCTTCATTCGTATCTCCTCACTCAAAAAAAAAAGAAGAAGCGTAGAATTATTCTACAACTTCATCTTCTGAAACTTCTTCAACTTCAGGAGTATTTTCATACTCATCTACATTTTCAGTTACCTTAAAATCTACATCAATAACGTCAGAGTTTGCGTCAAACTCAGCAGGCATACCAGCATCGTAGGCCTTCTTACCAAGATAACCAATAGCTAAAGCTCCACCGAGTGCACCAGCAACAAGCCATTTGTGTTTCTTAATCCAGTTAACACCTTTCTTAAAAGGGTTTTCTTTCTTAGATTCAACAATAGTTTGTTGTGATACAAGCTCAGCAAGTTTAGCTTGATCTTCTTCTGTAAGATTGTCTGCGATCTGGTTAACTGTTGAGTTAACTTCTTCTTTAACACCTTTTGCAACTTTAATTTCTGAAACTTGATTTGACATATTAATGTCCTCCTTTTATTTTATTATCGTTTCTATATAGACGGTTGTAAAAATTTTATTTAAATGGGTATTGGATAATCCATTTACCATGTGTATCTGAGTAATAATATCTTGGGCGAACAATCTTACTAGCTAGCGTAGGGTCCTTTAGATATAGGTCAAAGATATTCGTAGCTAGGTCTTCAAGAACATCCAAGTCATCTTCGATATGAGATACATCGCTTATAGGATCAACTCGAAGTTCAATACCCGTATTGTCAATGCGATTATATGAAATACGAGTTCTATGTAGAGCATCAACAAGAATAACATTGTTTGGATATAATACTATTTCATGATTCATTATTTCTTATTTCCTTTCTCGATGTATAAAACATTCCCTTTAATAAAAGGCCCGAATGGAGATTGTGATTGGAACTCGGTTGTCTTAACGTATAACACGTCACCTGTACGAATTTTCATATTAGGGTCTGCGTTTAGTACGCTCAAGCCTGCATAAATAGGGTCATTGCTACCTTCAACATCAACCTTACCTAAAAACCCATAAGCTTTCTCATCCGGGTCGTATCCACCAATAGGATGTGGGTCACGTACTTCCCAACGAATAACCTTGTCGATAAAATCGTCTTCTGATTTAACTTTATCTTTAAGTTCCTGAAATGTTGTGATATCTGCTTTAGGTGGGTGTGGCATGGCGAAATACCATACACTAGCGCCTGCAACAAACAACGTCATTAATACCATCATGGTAAGTAATATAGTTCTCTTCATTTTATTCTTCCTCCGTTTTTTCTTGGTCATATATTTGATTATCTATAACCTTATTCGCATTTAAGATGCATTCTTCAATATAATATTTATGGTCAACTGCAAGTTGGGCGAAATTATGTCCACAATAAATCTTATCGAAGTTGTAACTACACCAATCAGCCCACTCTTCAGCAGTTTCGAACATATATGTTGTAAGATATTGGGTAACGACACCTTCAACAACCATGTATCGTATAAATGCTGTTACGTCCATTTCTTTAAGACGTTCTTCACGCATCTCTTCTAATTCTTGATGTGATAAAATGTCCATTATCTGTATCCTTTCAAATTATGAATAATCCTAATCATATTATAATATGAGTCTTTAAAGTATTTAGGCTTGTATGCTATAATATCTCGTACCATAGATTTTCTATCTCCACCAAACTCATCAAGAACCATATCTATACAATTCTCATAATCGATATCTGTTGGTGATAGGTCACAAGATATAATCTTATCTCTCATACGCGATACAATCTTATTAATATCATCTTCTGTAGTTGATGAGATAATACGCATCTTAAAATACGAATAGTATAATTGGCGTAAATCCTCTTTATAATATTTGAGGATAATTGCTGTCGGAACCCCATTTATCTCCCAGCTTGTTGATAAGAATATAATGTAGAACATTTCTAAATCAGCGTCATTCGGTTCAAGATGATTTATAGACATTATACCAAATATATAATTGAAGAATGCTCTCTTAAAATCTTTAGTGAAATATTCTTCGTAGTAGATATAATCTTTTTGCATAAATATCCTTTTTCAAAAAAAAAGAAGAAGTGTACATCAGTACAACTTCTTAATAAAGTTCTTTGCGCTAGACGTGAATAAACCATCTTCAGCTTCATAATCTCGAATGATTATAATACCTGCAATACTAGCAATAGCACCTCCGATTGTCGTAATGATAGCGGCTTTTACCTGTGGCGCCATCTTCTCTTTACCTTGCATCTTTCTGACTTTAATATCAGATAGCGCTTTAGTAAAGAAGTCGATGTCATCCATAACCTTCACCTCTTCATCAGTACCGGTTTGTACCGTAGTTAGCTTAGTATTAAGCTCATCGAGTTTCGCCTCGATAGTTTCTTCAAGTTTTGCAACATGATCTTTCTTAAATAGTTTCATGTGATTTACCTCTCTTTCTATATAGACGGTTGTAAATATTAGATTACCAACTGATAGATATTCCTTTTAGATATGTAATATTGTCTGCCCTAAATTCTTCAATATCCACAGAGTAATTTTTACTAGTAAGAAACGGGGTTATTTCTTTAATAATAATTTTACCTCGACAAACATTATCACGATCATAAAAATCAGATAATGGTACAAAAATGCTATGACTCTCCAACTCTCTAATTGAAGCAGACTTTAGTCTTTTATCTATACTGATTAGCGCAAGACGTACTTCCTCGATATTACTATTTAATGATTTCTCTTGCATATCCTCGGCCGTTAAGGTTATAATAGTGTCCATTTTTATTCTCCTTAAAAAAAATAAAAGAGTATTGTATTAATACTCTTTCTTAAGTTTTGTTAAAACATGTCTAGTAATTTCTAACCGTTCGTTATGTTCCTTAGCATCTTGTTTCATATAGCCGTTTTTTACAAGCCTATCAATATAAGCTTCCTCCATAACAGCATATGCTGCAAGACAGTGGAATCCAATAAAACGTAATAACTTTCTCATGTTATTTTACCTCTCTTTCTATAATGAGAGCTGTAAATATTAGAAATATTATTTATCGCCAGGAACGTCTTTAGGATCCCAGTAAATCTTCATACCAGTTGGTGAATTTCCGATAAGTGCATATACTGGTTCAACGACATAACCTAGATTTGTTAAAGTATTTTTAACCTCTAGTAGAATTTCTTTTTCATATAAAAATCTGCCATTATCAAATGTAGCTGAATTGATCGTTTTAAATATTGTATCGTTCTTAACAATAAGATTGGTATATCCTGGTTCCATCCTATCAAGTTTATCTGCTATATCATCATATAGAGTATCAAAATCTAGATCTTTAATGTAATTATTTTTCTTCTTATCCATTTGTTCTTTTACTTCAACGGCTTTCTTTAGATTATTCATTTGTTTCTTCCTCCTTGTCGATTGTCAATGCGTCGTATTTTTCTTTAAGATGTAAATATTCATCATAAAAATATGTAGCTGCCTTATCTCGTATCTCCCAACGTTTCTTATAAATATCACGTTGCTGGGTAACTCGTTCAATCTCGCTTTCTTTGACCTTTATCATTTTATTATAGTCATCCCTAACAACGTTTATACCAAGTAAGAATACTAATATAAATGCGCAGGCTAAAGATATAGCATACATAATATATTCCGTTAGTTTACTTTCTAACATATATACTCCTTTCAAAAAGAAAGAAAGGGCGTTAATAACCCTTACTCATAAATACATTTTAATAGTATAAAGTATTTTCGAAAAATCATAGTCATTAAAGTATCCAATTCCTTAATCGCTTGTCGTTCTTTATACTTTCTAAATAAACCGTCTGCTTTTCTCCATTTATCTACAGTAATGGTAAGTTTACATAATAAAACCTCGAACTCTCGTTCTAAGTCTATATTGTGTATAAATTCGCCATTATTTACATATCTGAATAATTCAAAACAGTTATCTTTAAAAAGTAAAGCATATATGATCTTCTGAAATTGTCCTTTACTAGAACCATAATTGAAATAATACCTTATCATATCATTTGGTAATTTAGTAACATCCATAGTTATTTACCTCTCTTTCTATAATGAGCGCTATAAAAAAAAGAAATGAGCGTATTAAACGCTCACAGTCAAATATTGTTTATTACTATCATGCCCGTCTGCATAGAGTCGAACGTTATAACCTTTATCTAATAGACCTGTATAGATAAGATCAAGATTCGCTTCCAGTTGATTTACAGCAAATCCTGTATGAGCCGCTGCTTTATCAAGATTAACTTGAAAAACAATTCTCTCAGGATCTTCCATAAAATCATCTGCAATAGTGTTCTCAATCTTATCCAACAACTTAGATAAGTTTCTACGTACCGCATCTCTGCGTTCGAATAAAATAGTTTGCAATTTTGTATTGTTCATGATATTTACCTCATTTTCTTTATTCTATATAAAGCGTTGTAAATATTTTACCATCTTATAGCTATCGCATAATCATATTGTATATTTTCCACATCATAGCCGAGTGCTTTTAGATATTCTATAAAACTAAGATGATCACAATCAAATTCATCGAATATATCAAGTCGTAAATATAAACCACTGTTTCTACATAAATCAGAATTCCTATAAACTTCCATAAATCTATCATTTATGTATTCTACAATAGGTTCGCTACCTTTCGGTGGTTGGAACTTTGCTCTATTTTTCAAGTCAAATGCTGTTGGTAATGTAGGGTAGCCCATGTTTGTATCTCCTTTCAAAAAAAAAAAAGAAAACCGGAGTTTTCATTTATCGCCCAAATAGAGCTAGAATGAAATTACCGATTCCTTTTAGAATAGCTGTGAATCCATATGATAGAATCCAAAATGCCAATAAAATTCCTATAAATATTCCCATTTTTATTTCCTCCAAATATTCATGTTATTCTATATAGTAGACTGTAAAAATTTGAAAAAAAAAATGAGCGTTGTAGATTTTATTCTACAGCGCCCTTATATTAATAACGAAGTTTTTCGCCATACCACTCGCCAGTCAGATCGCCCATAGCAATCCAACCAATAATACCGTTATGGTTAATTTTAGCCCAGTGCCAATCGCATTGTGTGATTGTACCGAGCACTTCGTATTTGCGGTTAATATCGCATACACCCAATGACTCAGCAACACGGGTAGGTTCTCTACGAATATGTAAAGCTACACGAGGAATAAAAAATTTAGGTTTCCAATACACGTCCTCATATGCATCGACTTTAGCCTTCATAGACTCGACGGCTTTCTTCATACCGCCAGCACCAGTCCAAGGTTTCAATGCTCCGAATATACGTATAAATACAGGAGCTTGTGTATTCCAGACATAATGTTTTAAGTCTTGGCCACGAGTCTCCTTATATGTCTGACGTAAGAACCCTAGTTCATCTTCATTATGAATATATGCGATTTCATTAACATCTCCATTATAATAATATACCTTACGAGGATCCCAACCTTGGAGATATTCTTGCCCAGGGTCTCTATCCTCAATACGAAATGTAAAACATATAGACATACCACAACCTCCTCGCTTAAGTAGCGTTTTCCAGTTGCTTGATGATCTTGTTCAATGCCGCTTTGATATTATTATCTTCGGTAGATGGTTTCAGTGCACCAAATATACGCACGTATACTGGCGCTTGAGTATTCCATTCATAGTGTTTTAGATCTCGTCCACCATGTGTATCATTGTAGATAGCACGTAGGTATTTGAGTTCTTCTAAATTATGGAGTGGTTGGATTTCATTAATGGCACCATTATAATACCAAATAGTTTGAGCGTTCCAACCAGCATCTCCACTAATCATAAATGTAAAATCCATGGTTTCTCCTTGATAGCCTGTTGGTCCTCCACCACCTGGCCCTCCGCCTTGCCCACCACCGGCAGGAGCGTCGATACCATCTGAGTATGGAGGGTAAATAAATCCAATGATGTTCTCTGTAGGGTTGCCGAGTGAACGGACGCGATATCTAGCAGGACCTCCCGCTAAACCGCCATCTACGTTCTGTTCGACAGTTTGGAAGTTACCGTTACCGTCAGGCTCACCTACTACAATACCGGTATGCCCATACCCATGATAAGATACTCGCATACAGAATATAGCACCCGCCCTAGGTAATACGTTACCGCCAGTCGTATGCCAGCCAAGGCCTTGACCTGCGCTTAGCATATCAATACCATTACCCCACATAGAACGACCAAAGAATTTTTGTGCGACCATGTTAGGGAGGTCAACGCATTGCATACCATAGGCACCATCTGCATCAACCCCAATGCCACGGTCAGCTAGACTACAAACCCAGGAAATAACCTCTGACTTAGTTGCCATAAGATTCTCCTTTTGGTAGATCTATTTTAAATCGTCTTCGCTAGTTGTAGCTTCGTTATATTTCTTGCTAGATACACCAAGTACAGTACCACCGAATGTAGCGAACAAAGCGATTGTACCTGTGATAAGAGACACATCGACTTTGTATAAAGCGCCAAGACCTGTAATAAGGGCAATAAGCGCAGGTACAACTTGAATAACGATGCGTTTTGCGATATCATATTGTTTATTTGTAAGTTCCATTTATAAATCTCCTATTTATGTTGATTACTTTTAATGAGGACTTTGATCTCATCAACATCCTCTTTGACGGACTTTAGGCCATCGTTCATATAATCCATACGCTCTACTAAAGCACGGATTATCTTTTGCTCTTCTTCGTATTTATCTAGCCTATTTGAAATACTATCAATAAGCTTTTCATGATGAGCATCTCGAACTTCGAGTTCGGTTAATCGATGTTCTAATTCGGTTGTACGGTTCTTGGAGGCAATGTAGAAACTTGCTCCGCTAATAAATATCGGGAAAATAACCGTAACAAACCAGTGCATAAGTTCTTTCTCTTGCATGATACCTCTCTCTAATCAAACCTTGGCATTACCATACTAAGCGAGCCTTGCTTGATCATATCTTCAACTTTTTGCGACTTATAGTTATAACCTTCATTCTCTTGCATTGTGAATGAGAAAATAGTAGGCGTACCTTTAGTCCACTTCTCATTGGTATCATATGGATAAGGCATAACCACCACATCACCATTACCATAACGTTTTCCAGTTACTAATGGTTTAGCGGCGGATGCGATCTTAGCATAGGCATGAGTATTCATGCTGCCTTTAATAGAAACAGCAAACGCTACAATAACATCCATGGCGTTATCTACAGCATCAATCTTCTCTTCAACCTTATTGAACTTATCGTTCTCAGCCTTGCTAGGGAAGTTGACGTCATAGAGTTCTTGCATAGCCATAGAATATAGCTCGGCATTACTCATATCGATTGCAGACTCATCTAGGTAGATATGGACTACTGAGTTATTATCATCAACGAGAATAACATGTGTTCGCTTATTATTGGATAAATCATAATCTAATGACTTGGATTTAAACTCTAATTTAGACACTTAAATCTCCTTTCTATATTAATATTGGTGGGTAACTTATTTAGGCATAGGGTCTTCGGTCAGGTATGTTATTGTGCCTGTCCATACTGCGGTATTGGTGAGATATGTGGTCATCCTAATAGCTCCTTCACTTGATAAGTGAAATATCACACTCCCTATAATATTGGCTCGTTCATTCGCATTCATAACTAATGTTGAATCTACTGCTGGTCTAAACCCTTCTGGAATAGTCTCAGGCATTAAATCGTTCTCATATTGACTAGTTATTGCTTTAATCTTTCTTACAATACTAATTGTTACAGTATTTCCAATACGAATAGCACTACCGACAAATTGCCAAGGAAACGTTATATCTTTCTTAACGGAAGTAGGTGCTGGTGGTTCTACCGGCTTAGCTGGTGTATCATCTCCAATGGTATATTTAGACCACTTACCCCAGGTATTACCCCAGTTCCTAAATCTTACAAAGGTTTCTAATTGCGTTGTTGTATACCTTTGCCATGACTCCCGTTCATTAAGATTAAATACTTCTAGAAGTCCTGGTTTAGGACTAGGGGTATTCTTTGTACCATCCTGCGTACCTTTAATCACGTAGAAACCAGAAGTACGAGCGTCATTGCAATCTCGTATGGAGTACCGTATATCAATAACATTACCGTTATTCTGGGTTAGCTGTAGTTGTTGTATAGGTTTATTATTTGCATAAATATCCCCACCAACATCTAAAGCGCCACGCTCACGTACCTTGTTAATACCTATACCTGATTGATCCATTGACATAACAACAGATCGAGTAGCAACCTCAACACGATAAGAAGCACTAGCAAAGTTATCCTCAATAGTTCCTATAACAATATAAGACCTATCAGCAGGGTATCTTCCACCCAAGTTAGCTACGGAATTGACCATGTTAGAAATCTTATCAGTGGCATTTACGTTAGCGGGACCGTTATCATCGATAAAAGCCTCTGTACCAAACTGGGCAACTTTAAAGGATATCTTCATGGTATTCTTTTGCTGGCCATCTACCGTTAATGGATTTATTTTGGCGTTTCGAGTAACTTGCAATTGATCAGCATTGGCACCAACGCGTTTGACATCAAAACTAATCTGAGGGAGATAGTAATCAATAAACTCTACAGGTATGTCTTTAGGCGCACTAACACGACCACGACTATCCGTAACAGTAGCGCGAACTACTGCGCTACCGACATAATGCACATTACCGATAATACCTTCCTTAGTATATGCAGAATATGGTTTATCCACAATAAACGCATTATATTTGGTTATAGTTGATCCGTAAGCACCTTCAGCAGTACCAAAGTCAACCTTTAAGTTTGATAATATTGTTACGAAGGTGTTTGCCTTCATAAACTTGGCTATCTTCTCATTGGTATCTTTAACTGTTATACTAGAAATACTTGGTTTAACCGTATCCGGAACTGTCAGAGTAAGCCTTCGAACATCCCTACCAATCTCTCGATTATCTTGATATGTAATATAAGTTATACTACCCTCACCTTTAATCGAATCAGGCGTTTGTTCGCAAAGTTCCATAGGCGGCGTCCAGTTGTAATTAGTAGTAACTGTATTACCTGTAATAGAATGCTTCCATGTTCCGTATTCAACATATATGGAATGGAAAAATGTAGCACTAGCCCTGTTAATAGTTAGATTTACAGGCGAACCAATTGTAGCCTTTACATCTTCGCCTTTACTAGCTCTAGCAATATCGCTAAGTTGTAAGTCGAATGCCGCCCTGGCAACGCCATACCCACCAATATTAATATCAATAGCAGTTGATATATTAATAGATTTAGTGCCATCGTCATTATGGGATATCTCATAGTTCTTTTGAAGTAGAGGTTTTACTTGACCTTGTGAAATACCAACATCAACCGTAACTTGTTCTTGTATCCCGCCAACATTTATCCATAATGTTCTAGGATATGAACCGTAAATAGCGGCATACCCATTGGCGATTAAAATTACTTGTACATTGACCAATGAGGCATTCTTACCCTCAATTGGTGTACTCCAAGCGGAGAAGAGGTCTAACTGTAGGTTAGGACCGTAATCTCCAGTAAAGTTAACACGTACCATACAGTTAAGCACCTCCTACAAACATCGTTAAATTTCTATTTAAATTAGTCGGATCTTGGATTGTAACAAAACGACCAATACGGAGACTCTTGACGAATACACCATTGTCGATTTGCAAAACCCCTTGAGATATAGAGGCGACCTCTTTACCACCAGAAATAAAGGAAATACGGTCATTTGAGACTAATACTTTAGAAGCACCGTCTTTACGACCAACAATAAGACCCTCTTCGGATTGAGACATATATGTATCTACGAACTCGGTCATGAGTTTAAGCTCTCCGACTTTACGTTGTAGATCAACAATACGCTCACTAGCTCGGATAGCAGCAAGTTCCGCCTCTTTACGACCGGCCTCTTCTACAGCAGAAAGATTCTTTATCTCATTTATCCACTTCTCAACTAAGTCAGCAGCAGCCTTAGTATCCATCTCAGCTTTAAGTTTAGCATCGCGTTCGGCTAATTTGTTAAGTTGGTCTTGTGTTAGAGATTGGTCAGCTTTTGAATTAAGTTGTTTCTCAGTATCCTCTGGGGCTTCGATATAGTCGCCCACTATCGCCCCCTCAAACAAACATGGCGCGCATATCTCAAGCCAATCGTTCTGTTTAGAACCATAATTATAACCATGCCTACCAATAATGACTTTCTTTACTTCTGAAACCGAAGTTTGCGACCATTTAACCCAGTATTGTTTCCACTCAGTTGTAATGCGACATTCAGCATATCCATCCTTACCATAAAAACCGTCTTTACCGGAAGTATTCATATACCCAGTACTCGTCTTAACATTTTCAACAGTGCTTGGACGAAATAGATGGACTATACAATTATAATCATTTCTATTCGCCCTTGCCCAAAACATTAGAGTATATTCAGTACCTGTCATAGGTAAGGTTGTAGTTGCACTATACATGTCTATAGTTTTATATTTTGTTTCAGTGTTTGCACCTATAATAGATTTAACAGTCTTAAAACCATTATATTCTCCAAAAATATAGTCGTCACTCGCTGCTCCAGCACTTTCAAGTAGCCTTGTGCCCTTCAGTAAATTCCTACGGCCGACTACTCCATCAAATACTCCATCTTCACCATTCTCGATAATACCTTTTGACTGAATCTTTATTTTTCCAGGACCGATGATCTCAGTTACAATACCAACAATCCAGGCATAGGCATCTTTATCGATATTAAATGTTTTGATATATACAGCATCGCCAATCTTAGTATCCGCAGTACTTTCACTTACAATAAAAGTATCTATACTACCTTTAGCATATGAATCAAAAGCAGATTGGGTGTATCGAGTGCTAGTGGAAAATACCTTTGTGCCATTACCATCAGCCCCTTTCTGACCAGGAATACCCTGATCACCTTTAGGCCCAGTATCACCACGATCGCCCTTAGCCCCATCAGCTCCTTTAATAAGACTCCATTTATATTTAGTAGGGTCTGTACTATCCGGCTGATTGAAGTCGGTATACGTACCCATATACTTTTTACCAGGAGCACCTAATACAGTAAACCCAGTTCTACCATCTGCAGAGTCGGCATAAGCGAAATGGACATAGGGTGTTCGACCATCAGCTCCAGGTTTGCCCGGAACGCCATTAGCCCCATCTTCACCTTTTACTCGTTGCCAAGTGTAATCAGCAGGGTTGGTACTATCTGTCTGAGTATAGTCCGTATATATACCCATGTACTTGCGTGTAGTGTCATTCTTAGACGTTGTGAATCCTTCTGTACCAGTTGAGTTATTAGCCCAAGCAAAGTGAACATATGGAGTTCTACCATCTCTACCAGGTTGGCCAGGCACACCATTAATCCCATCAGAACCCTGCCACTTACTCCAAGTATACTTCTTAGGGTCGTCGCTTTGGTAGGCATTAAAGTCCTGATAGATACCTATAAATTTCTTATTAGTATCGGTCTTACTAAAACCGCCACCAGAAATATCATCAGCATAAGCGAGGTGCGTATACTGTGTTTTTCCATCATCTACGTCTACAATCGTAATCTGACCTGTTGAAATTATAGCCATAACACACCTCCTTACTTAGTTTCTATAGCTACTGTAAATGTTGACCTATCTTTAACATCGATATTAGTCACGCTTACAGATTTCTTCTTAGACTCAGGACGTTGGCCCCAAGCCTCATCTACAACACCATTGGCTAGAGTCTTAGTCCAAATATAGTTAAAGGCCTCACCTTTAGTATCAATCTCGGTATCATCCCTAAATAGTTTAGCAGTCAAGATAGTCTCAATGACATTGTTCTTGAATGTATCGCCATTACTTGAGTGTACGACCGTCATAACTGGAGACACTCCATCATTAACCGTCGATACAGTAATGTCTTGAAACTCAACAACACTACCTTGGTATATGGCCTGTATTGTCACAAGTACAACACCGCTAGTACCTATGTTAGTCTTAGATACCTTAAACTTAGGGCCTGTACCAGCTAACTTATTGTCTATATAATAGATAAATTCGGCTTCATTAACTTCAGAATTACCCTTTAATAAGGTAGGAATGAACTCGCAACTATCAGATACTTCACGAAACATCGTAGGGCCTGTAGTTTTTACATTCATTTTGAAAGTTTGAGACTCTGCTATCATACGTGACATTGTAGCCATCAGAGTTGTATTGTTTGATGGTCTGGTTGCAACCACATTAGATAGAACAAGCTTAGTTTTGCTAGGGTCTGTTGAACAACGTATCATCTCAGTAATACGAGCCCTAATAAGAAGCCCTCCAGCAAAGTGCTCGTCAGTAATGAAGATGACATCACCAATCCTAATATCGTATTGTTGTAGCACAATAGCTGAATTCAAGTCAATCTCCCAAGTGGTAACAGGGTACATATATTGTTTAAGCATACGTACACCATAAGCCCACGCCTCATCAGCAGTGGTGAACTCAGTTTTTACATCCCTTATAATCCAGTTATCACAGTTATCCCTCTTATTTACAGAAGGATAGAGCTTAGCTGATATAGGGGCGTAGATAGTATGAGAATTACGTGTACAGAATATTTCTGTATGGACGCCATCTGCAGCCTTAACCTCTTTAGCCTTAGGTTGAGTAATATAGGCGCCGTCTTTATTCCGCATACGAATACCGGAGAATAGTTTTGTCTTATCCTCCTTCTTCACAACGGACACGACATCTCGACCCATCTGCAATCTAATATCAGTACGGACACGCCCTAAACCTTCCTCACGATCACCAGCAATAGCCCTTGATTTATACACATTAAGTATATACCTATCAATCTGACCACCTGGCGTAAGTCGGGTTATGATCTCCAACTCCCCATCAAACGCCTCGACAAGCTTGATAATCCTAGCAAGACAAGTATCTTCCTCAGACTCAAACTTAAGTTTTAATTTACGGTCACGTACTTGACATATACCCAACTCAATACGAGTAAGACTGAATAGGTTCATATTACCAACATACTCTAAGAATGTCAGAGCTTCAGTAGCCTCATAAGCTAGGGTCTTCTCGTTGAGTAACTCTAGGTTGGTTGACGTACACTCAAGCTCAATAGTAGTATTGGTCTCTTTCCTTGTCATCACGTTGAAGACATAATCTACTCCATCTTCATGAAATGAAATATATGCCTCAGACGTCAAGTTACTAATACGTTCATTAAGTTGACCATTTGTATATTTATCTACAGTAAATTTAAAGGTGGCCGAACCCTTACCGCAGAATTGATGAAACTCTTCGTTGTAATACTTAAGAGAACCTGGTATATCGTTGTTGATATGGTCTACCACGTTCATCGCGTTATCATGTACAGATAACTGCCATGCAGGTTTTCTATTCATTTTGAAGTTTCGGCCTCCTTTCCTACAACCAAGCTTCTTCCCATTCGACAGTTACATCTGGAGCAACGTCAACGAACGGAGAAGAGTGAATTTCTAGTTTAGACTCACCTGGTGGTATAGTGAAATACCGTGAGCCATTGATAAGGTCTCCTTCAGCGGACACACCTTTCTTAGAAGATGCAGGATCTGCTATAAATGAGATCTTACCTTCATACATGTCTACGATAACTTCACTACCAACACCATACTTGTTAGGAACTAGGTCATAACGTTGAGCATGGTTTTTAAGGAAGCGAATTGACTGTAAGCATAGCGTATTAAGATATCCAACGTCAGGACGTTCATACTTAAGACGACCAAACATAACCCATACTTTAGTACATACGAGGTGTTCTTTAGATGAGTCAGTGATTGTCTTAGGTGCTCCAGCATAGCTATATGTGAACTTAGGTCCTTCCTTAATAACATAGGCATTACCCGTACGACTGTTAAAGCCTGGGTTAGGTCGTTGTTGACCTGGCTCATTGTCATTTGAACCGAAGTAATTCTCTTCACGTCTAGCTAAGTCCGATGCATGGATATCTGATGTTGTGAATGTCTGCATGGTCATATCACTATCTGTCCACGGTTTGTCTAGACTATACGCGCAAATAAGGCGATCATCTTCTGTCATAAATAGCAAAGACAAAAGCCCTGTTTGTCCAATCTTAGATGCCCAAAGCTTCATTGTAAAGTCACAACGGAAGTCTTTAGCTCCTTTCTGACCAGCCTTATCATTAGATAGCGGATATTCATAAATTGTACAACCCCAATCTCGACCAACACCCTTGCCACCAGAACCAGACCAGTGTAATCCAGGAGCATCATACCCTTGACCACCAATACCCTTAGCCCTCCAGTTGAGCGTCATATCATTAACCTCAGCATGACTAGCAAATGGTAGAGGTGAAACATTACGATATTTAGCTGTAATATTAGTTCCTTGCAACCAACGGTTGGTATCATTTGGTGCAATACTCAATAACATATGAGATTGGTCATAGGCACCAGTAGCGATATTAGTACCTCTACTATCAGCAGAGCTTGTGCCAATCTCCATTATACCATTCCTGTTAACAATACCAATCCAACCATTACTTGTATTATTCTTTACTCTAATTTTAGGGTAAGCAGGTGCGCTTCCTGCATTGTTTAAAGTTATTTTGACGACTTTACCGTCTTTGGTAAGCGAGCCGACATCAGCAGAAGTAGTCTCTGCATTGAGCACCTTTGTTAGTTCAGAATGGAGAAGCCCATCAGGAACATCAAAAGATATAGAGACTGTAACTTTGCTGTTTTGTATATCTTCGGTAAACTTAGGTTGCCCTGTAACAACAGCCATGTAATATTTACCATCTTGGTCATCGAATTGTAGTTTCTTAGGCCCATCTGGACAGTCTAGAGCCTGTGCTAGTTTAGTACGAAGCGCTAGAAAGTCTACAGGACCTCCCGACTTGGTTCCTTCAATAGTTATAGGATATGTACCGCGAGTACCAGATACCCAAGTCTTACCAAAACGGCCAGTACCGGCGGAATATGTATGATCCTGACCGGCACCAGCATTACGTTCTACTTTTGTTACAGCATCTAGAAGTTTACCGATATCAACTGCTTCAGTTCCTTCTCCAAATATTATGGAGAAATATGAATCATCTCTCATAGTTGTGGTAACACTCCATCTAACATATTTTGTCGATCTGATAACGTACGTTGAGCTTCTGTAATACCAGGAGCCAATGCACGAGTTACAAGATCTTTATCCATATAGGTAACGTTAACTCTATCCTGAGCAAGTAGATTGTTACCAATCTCAGTGTTTTCGGTAATAGCGTTAAGCTTCTTATCCACACTCTCAAGATTACGAACAACGTCATCAATAGAAGATTTGTTATCACGGATATTCCTTGTATTAGGGTTAAGTGAATTGTAGTCTACACCAGAAGGAGATAAGGTAAGTGTACCAGCTCCGTTCCAGCGATATCCTTCAATATTACTCATATCCAATACAGGTGTAATAACCGGACGCATCTCGATATTATCATCAAGATAACCAGAAATAGATTCAAAATCAATAGAAAGATCATTTTTATACTTTTCTTTTTCTTTGTGCCAGAAATTGACTGCTCCTTGTGGGTCAAAGCTAATCGCCACATTTTCGTTACCAATCAGCTTGCCCATGTGCCAGTTAGCCTTTTCAAAGTACAAGGTCTGAATTTGGCTAGCAACATTAGCATATGGATCCACCAAAAGCTCTGGGAGACCCGCATTACGACGGTAAGCATTGATAGCCTAAACCAATTCCAAAGCCTGCAAGTTATTTTCCAAGCTGGCTGGGCTAGATGGATCT